ATTTCTGTTCCAACTTTATCTTGTTGTCTACCAAGAATCCAAATATTATCTGCACTGTAATATATGCCAGTGCCACCTGATACAACTGCTTTAGGGAATAACCCAATTTCCATATATGTATGATTGACAGCAATCAAAGGAATATTCTTCATGTTTAAGTACGGTGTACACATACGGAATAAACCTTTGAGAGCTTTTGCTCTTGACATATCGGCTACTGATTTTTCATTAATAGCATCGTCTAATTCTTTTTTCGATGCTAAGTTACCGACCGAATCAATTACAATCACAACTTTATCATTACGTTCGATACCTTCCAACTGTGCAACAATATCAAATTTAAGTTCTTCAACATTTGTAATAGGTGTATGAAGAACACGACTTGTATCGATATCAAAGTTTTCAAAGTATGATTGTGGTGAACCAAACTCTGAATCATAGAATAGAAGCACAGCATCTTTATTTTCTTTGAGATATGCCGATGCCATAATCAAGGCGAATGATGTTTTAAAATGTTTGGACGGGCCAGCTAACACTGTAAGTCCTGGCGCAAGTCCGCCGTCCACGGATCCCGATAATGCCACATTAATCATTGGCACTTCGGTCTTTACCATATCCTTTTCGGTAAAGAATTTCGAGTCAGAGAGAATAGAAGTTTCTTTAACTTTACTATTCTTCTTCAATTTGTCCATAATACTCATATAAATCTCCTGAATAACTTGTCTATTATACCATAAATGCGTCGAGTTGTACACCATCTTTTTTAAAAAATAATGTTTGTGATTTGTTATCTTGTACAAGATAATCAGTTTCTATCATTTGGTTGTCCAAACGTCCATCGACAAAACGTAATACATGATCAGCCATATCTTGCGCAGTTGTTACTGGTACATTTTGACAAATATGATTAAGATTTTTATTGCCGCCTTGAAGAATAAAATCTTCTGGAAGCTTCATAATTGATAAACATTCTCTAATTGTAAGAAATCTATCTTCATCGGGGTGCGTAAGAGTTGTAGGATAAGCTCCAACAAAAGCGCCAATATATCCCTTTGGTATATTAACACCACGGCGCATGATATTACCGCCGCTTTTTAATTTATGATACATATCCATGCAACGAGAAGCTTGTTTCTCGTATCCATTATTTGACATCCACATAGATACTTTGTCGTATGTTACTCCATTATCTTCAATGTAATGTTTTACGTCATAGCTTTTTTCAAGTTTATCTTGGAAATCACTATGCGTAATTCCATTTTCCATTTCTTCTAAAACGTATCTATAATACGGATCTTTTGATGGAACATGCTCGTTCGTAAGGACGTTCATTGTATCACTAGGATCACGCTTCACGGAGCGAATCGTGTCCTCGATCGTTTCATGCTCTCGTTTTATATATTCAAATCGTGGTACTTTATTACCTTTCCAGAAAAAATAAAATGTACGATCTCTTACTTGTGAAAGTCCGTGGAGGATACTTTTCGTTTTATATATGCTAAAAGTGTATCCATTTTCTCCTCCGATTTTTCGAAGATCTTCCACAACTGGCTCTCCCATTTTTGAAGCCAATCTTGGTGCGTTTTCTCCCCAAAAGACTTTCGGCCCGAGATCACCGAGTACGTGATGAGCAGAGGTGCGCATCCAATCATTAGCAGCAGCGTCAGAAGAACTTGTGACGCTAAGACTGCTAAGCCCAGCACAAGGACAAATAGTGTTAATAACATCAACATTCCTAACCTCAGGTATGTTATTATTCTTGATAAGATGATAGGGAACCTCTCCATTATAGTATTCAACCAAATGTTTGTCATTTGCTTCAAACCCTTCGTATGAGAGAATGTACTCAGGACGTTTCCCAAATACATTCTGCATTGCTATTGTTTCTCCACCGATAAGTGGCACTATACTTGCATAACTAGCCATAATTTACTTTCTGTTCAATCTCTCTATTGTCTAAATCATAATCTTGCCTATATCTATTATTAGCATCAATTACTTCATTCAGAACAGTAAACACATCAGAAGAGAAAGAAGAGAAAGCATTAGTATCCTTAGGAAAACACGCTCCACCAAATCCTTTCTTTCCGTCTGGACCTGGAACTTGCATGTGTGATGTAGAAATACGTGGATCCATACTCATAGCATTTACAATTACATTGTATTTAGATCCATGAGTATCAATCACATCTTTAAATTGATTAAACCAAAGGACTTTAGTCGCTAAGAAACTATTGATTCCATATTTAACAAAGCTAGCTTCAGCTGGTGTCATATGTCTAACTGGACATGGTCGACACTGACTATGATTTTCATATAGTTCTTGAACTCTACGCGTAATCAACATATTGCCACCAAAGATATGCATAGGTGGATTAATAAAATCATCTAATGCATTTGCTTCTGTCAAAAATTCTGGATTATATACTACGTTGTTATCTGTATCATATAACTCTTGAACAATATCAGGAGTTACAGTTGATTTAATAATAATAGGACATCCAAAGAATTTTAGTTCTTTTACAACCTCTCTTACAATTGAAGCATCCACACTTCCATCTTTGCCGAATGGAGTAGGCACACAAACAAATGCAGCATCTAACCAGAACGTGTCAGTTCTTGATTTAAGATCAAGAATTGAAGAATTATAAATTGGATCAACAATATATTTTTCTACATGAGATGTAGAAAAGCCATGATCAACAGCTTTTCCTACATATCCATGTCCAATAATAGCAATCTTTTTAATTGACATTATAATACTCCTTATACCAAGAAACGAAATGTTTTACGCCTTCAGATACTGGTGTAGTAGGTTTATATCCTAACTTTTGAAGCTTAGATGTATCTGACCAAGTAGCGGGTACGTCAGCTGGATGAGCCTCCACCAAATCATACGTACCTTTTCGACCAAGTTCAGTTTCAATTGCTTTAACAAAATCCATAAGTTGAACTTGTTCACCATAACCAATATTATAAAGTTCGTGGCCATAATGATCTGGATCTAAAATTTCATCTACTACTAAAGTAATACCTTGCACAATATCATCGACATATGTAAAGTCACGAATCATATTTCCAAAATTATATAGCGTAAGACTTTCGCCTTTTACAATCGCGTCTGTAAATTTAAATAGTGCCATATCGGGTCGACCATAAGGACCGTAGACTGTAAAAAAACGAAGACCAGTTGACTTCATTAGTTTACTATATTTAAATTGACATTCATTGACATACTTAGACCAACCATAAGGATTGTTTTGATGTCCATTAGCGTCATGTTCATTCCATGGAAGTTCTTGGCCATGCATTACACATGAACTTGAAGCATATACTACTGGAGTGTCATGATGTTCAGCAATTTCTAGAAGACGTTGCGTACCAGTAATATTCGTATCAATGTAAAGTTGAGGTTCATCCATAGCATGCCTAGGATTAGCATATGCAGCTAAATGTAAAACAACATGAGCTTCTGACATTGTATCTCGATAATGTTCAGGATCTTGAATTGACCCATCAATCACGTTAATACCCATTCCATTTAGAATAGTTTCACGTGCTCCTTTTAGTTTGACATCATAATAATTATTAAAGTCATCGATGCCTGTAACTTTCCATCCTAATTCGTGATACTTTTTGGCCGAATGGAAGCCAATCATTCCGGCAATGCCGGTTATAAAAATTGTTTTTTGCATTAGAAAAACTCCTCGAGTCCTTGTGGTTGGTGTTCGTCGCTAGTGGCTAGTTGCATAATTTCATCAACAACTGTTTTACCATCTGAGTGTTGTTTCCAAAATTCAAATGCCATTTCGCGCCAATCATCTCTCATCTCTGGATCGTTTTTTAATTTGACCATGATATTCTTACAATCTTCAAAATTCGAATAATCAAGGCCGATTGTACCAGTATCTTTACATAGGGTTACTGGCTTACCCTGTACTTTATGTATGACATTATCACAAAAGTGTTTATGAAATATTGGTACTGCGCCTGAAGCAATAATTTCTGCATGGCAGTTCTCAATATTGTTTCCATAAGTTTCTGCTTTTAGATGATATAAATCTGATCCAAATGCAGAAAGTGACATTCTATTCATACAGTCTTCATTAATATATTGAGGATAAAGGTATGCACCGTTACCTTCAATTTCTTTACCATAAAATTCTGGCAAAAACTTTTGAGTTTCGCCGTGTTGTTTTTCTGGTCTAAAATAATTTACAACCTTACGACGATCAACTGGTGTTTCTTGTTTATTATCTCTATACAACACAAGAGGATATTGAATGCTTGCTTCTAATCCTTCTAACACAGATATAAATTGCGATTCCATAAGAGCATCTTGATGGAAGTCAATCATTAGTGCTGGTCCTTTCCACATTGCGGTACGGCCAATCCATCTAATCATATTATGTTGTTGAGCGCTAGTAGGTTTCCAATACTTTTTACGATGACCATCATAATCAAAACCAAGTCCCATCTTTTTAAGAGGAACTGTGATTATATTTTTCTTCATAAATTTGCAGAAATCATTTTCTAGACTATGAGTCATAATGACATCCATCTTTTTACAAACGTCTGCTAGGTTCGCATTACGAGCAATTGATGCTGCCTTATGGTCTACATTAATAAATGCTTTACGTATTGTGATTGCATCTAAAAGTTTCGGAAAATTATCTTGACATTCTTGTGAATGAGATTTCGAAGGAATAGAGTACACGATACATGTATCATGTTTATTAATTACCTCGGCCATTTGTTGCCATTCTTTACCGATAGACATCTCAATCTGTTCAAGATCAAGTCCTTTGGCTCTACCCCATTTTTTGTCATTTGCTGAGAGGATAGTGGCTCCAGTTACTTTTTGCATTTGTATGGCGCATTGTGTTACACCGCAGCCCTCGGTTCCTCGACCGAGTAAGATAATTGTTTTCATATTTCTCTCCTTACTCCACTATTATACAACAGTTGAGTCTATTTGTAAATACTTTTTTTAATTTATTTATGATTTTTAATTCGTA